TGTACCGTCAGCTTGTACCGCAGCACCGCCAATTGTACCTGAAGTTTGTGATGCAGTAACCAACATAGCTGCAACAGCTTTGTCAATCTTAACCGCTAGAGCTTCACCAGCTTGTTTAGCTAGTTCGCCACGTGTTGCAAAGTGAAGAACTTTCTCTTCAAATTTATCTACTGCCATTGCAAAGTATTCAAGAGCATCGATGTTGATGATACGCTCTTTAACTGCAACTGTTGACATTGTTAACTCAGTACCAGGTACGTGAGTATTTGTATCAGCGTCAGAAGACTGACCAATTACAGGGATAGAGATTGAAGAACCGCTTTCGATTGATTTAGTTGTAACCAAATCTAAGAAAACTTGTTTACGGTCAAATGCTGTTAATACAGAACCGTAGTAGATTTCTAAAGCGTTGTTCATGTCGGTAGGAACACCGCGTGTACCAGAGGTAAAATTACCAATGTTATTTACTGTTAATGCCATTTTATTATCCTTAAAATATGATATGTGTATTTTGTAATCGTAGCTATCTTTATATAATAATCTTTAAGTTGTCCGTAGAACATGAGCGCATCATTGTTGTTAGGGCTTACAGAATACTTACAAATCTGCTCTAAGGTTACTATTAGTTTGTGTAGTTTACGCTACATTATTAAGTGTCTTAGTACGTCTACTATTGACAGCTTAGCTAAGTTGTCTTCCTTTATATTATTGAATTGCCCCAACCCCCTAAAGGAGACGAAACGAGGGAAGGGACAAATTAGTTACAGAATACCACGCTTACGAGAAGCTAAGTATCTTTGGTCTACCATTTTGGTGTACTTAGCATCTTTACCATAGAGTCTATCAGTCATAGCTTTCTGCCATTGGTTCTTGTCTGCAAAAGGTTGCATACCACCACCAGCTGAATCACCTTCAAGTCTACGTGTAGTTGTAGGTGCTTGTTGGTCATACTTTAACTTCATGTACTCTAAGTTACGTAATACTCTTTGTTGGTCTAGGCTATCAACAGCTGCGTTGTAGTCGTTAATAACGTCTTCAGTCATATTCTGTGATGCCCAATTAATAATATCTACGTACTGCTCTTGTCCACCAACTGAATTGTAGATAGTATTCTTAACGGTTTCAGCGTAAGCTGTTTGTCCTTGGATATACTGGTCTACTTGTTGTTTGGTGAAGCCTTTTTTAGCTAGGTCAGCATAAGACTCATCTGATAGCTTACCCTTTTCTGCAACCTCTTGCTCGTACTTGGTGACATTGAAATCAGTGTCGGTAGTATCTTCAACTTTAGGTTCTTCTTTGGGTGCTTCAGGTTCTTTAGGCTCGCCTAGTTTTTTTTGTAATTCATTGTAAGCTTGTAACAAATCTTCTTGTGATTTAAACTTACCAGCAATCAGCTCTTCTTTAGGTGTTCCATCTTCATTGTAACCTTCCGGCACACCTTCAGCTGCCTCGTCACCAGTCTTTTGTGACTCTTGGTAACGTGCCTTAGCTGCTGCTTCTACTTGTTGTTGCTCAGACATCTGTGGGGATTGTTCAACCACACCTGTATCTACCATCTGCTCTTCAGCCATATTACTCTCCTTTAGCTACTGGTGCTTTAGGTGTAGGTTTTGGAGCTGGAGTCATATCGATGCTGTTAGGGTAGCCTCGTTTAGCTTCCTCTTCTTTATCTCGTAGGTAGTAATCAGCGTCTGTAATTGTATTCTTATTTTTGGTTTTTACACCATTCTGTTTTAATTCGTATAGCGATTGTTGTTTAGCCATTGTTTATCTCCTTTAGATTAATTAGCCTTGATTTAGTAGTTGTTGCGGTAATTCTTTTGTGCCTGCATCTACTAGATTACCAGCACCTTGTTGTGCTAATGCTGCTTGTTGAGCTGCTGCTTGTTCCTGTTGGATTTGCTCTTCAGATTTAATTAGGTCTGTAACATCGAGTGATAAGCTATTAGCTATTTTCTCAATATACACACCAACATTTAATCTGCTTAAGATAATCTCAGGGCTACCAAGCTCTTGTATTAGTTGATTGAACTGACGTATCTTATCTAGCTCTACGTTACGACCTAATGCCTCGATACCTGTAACAATCACCATATCAATGCCTAGTGACTCGACATCGGCTTTCGATTGATTAAGTAGTAGGTAAGCTAGGGGTCGTTGTAGCTCAAGGGATAGGATACTGTAAACACCACCTAGAGACTTCTCTAAGTCAGCTGCCATATAGCGAATCTCAGTAGCTGTAGTTCTTTCAGAATCACGTGCTGCTGATGATGCTACTAGGAATGCTTGCTCAAGTCTACGTGTAAGGTCTTGTACCATCTGCATCGGTACTTGCATATCAGCACCTTTGTCGACACGCAGAGTTGTAATATCATTCTCTAAGTCACCTAAGATACAGATACCATTCTCAGCTTCGTTAATATCAGCAATATCAACTGTAGAGCCTGCACGTTTACCAAAGAGTACACGTGACATTACTGCTGATGACTCAATGAGTAATTGGTATAGACCTTCAAGTGAACGGAAGTCGCCTAAGTATTGCTCTACTAAACCACGACCATAGTTTTCACCATTGATTGAAGTCCAGCGAAGAGGGATGAAAGGTAGCTCACGTTCGTTGTTGTAGCTTACATCTGAACCATCTACTATAATCTCTTCTACCTCTTGGAACTCATACCACTTGCCTTCTTTGTAGATAGCACGTGTGAATATGGTAACGGTTGAGGAGTCTGCAATTTCAGGGTCGCTTGATAATTGAGCTAAGATGTCTTCAGGTAGGGTGTCACGTGTCACTGCTTCTTTAGCAATGATTTCTACAGGGTTACCTGAGAAGTCACGTGAGACTACGAAGTTTTCCATCTTATAGCTTTTGATACCAGTTTCAGTTTTGTATAGTAATGCATTACCACCGATGATTAGTGACTTACAAGCTTCAAAGATAGGAACTCGTAGAGCTTCTCGCTCAATTTGTTTCATCATTGCTTGCTCAAGTAAGACTAAGTTTTTCTCTAGTTCATCTACTGCACCTTGCTCTTGCTGTTGTAAAGCACCCTTAACTTCGTCATTCGGAAGCAATCGGAAAAAGCTAGTGTTTGGGGGAAGTAATGCGAGTAAGAGTTTACTTGCAAGGTTGTGTACAAGACGGCTACCAACTGCTTGGTAAGGTGTAGTCAAGTCATCTGTTTCTGTATGACCATCGTCTGTAACAACGGAAGGGATTGTTAGTTTAGAACATTCTCTAGCTCTATCAATAACTGCTGAACGTTCAGCTTCAAGCTTTGAGAACTTTTGTTTTGAGGTGGAGTTCTGAGCAATTAGCTCTTCCACACTATATGAGGGTTGTTGTGCCATTAGTTACCTTTAGTCTTTCTCTAGCCAGTTAAGTGTCCATGCAATATCTGTTACTGATAACGCAGTATCAGTGAAAGCTACGATAGCAAATGTTTGACCTACGTACATATCTAACCCCATCCCCATAGAATCAATATTACTAGGTGAAGATTCTGCTGGTGTATTTCCGTGGTCTGCATGAGCATAGGAGAATGTTGTATAAGCTACTTTACCACCACTAAATGTAGCAGTCGTATTTACTTCAAGCTCACTGCCTGTAATTGCTTCCCATGTGCCACCTGTAATAGTTGGCATAGCTACAAATTGAATAGTAACTAATGTATCAGCTGTAGCTTGGTGTGCTTTTAGCCCAATGCGTTGTAAGATACCACGCAAAGAAGGGATTGAGGAGTTATTCCTAAAAGCTGCTAGTAGCTTTGGAGTTACCCCCACATCAAGTGTTCGGTTGACTCCTACTTCCGTTGGATAGCAGCATGGTGTATCAGGCATTTGTATAATAGAAGTCATATTTTATCCTTAAGCCGTGCCTGTGCCTGCTTGACCAGTTGCTGTTGCACCTGTTGTCGTAGGAATTTGTAATGATTTAGCACCTAGCTTAAGAGCATCTTGTTTACGCTTCATCTCATCTTGAGGTGTCTGAGCTAATGTCTGTGTAGATGTAGCTTCAACTGCTGGTGCTGCTGGAGGAGGTGTAAAAGCTGGTCGCTCTACTACGGATGGTCCTGATTTACCACCGCCGCCACCTTCAAGGGTAGCTAGTCCTTTGCCAATTAGTTTTTTTGTGAATGCTTGCTCAGGGAGCATGTCAAAATGATTATAGTTCATTAGTCTGTCCTTATATTTACTTTTGAGGTTAGTCTGTTAAATGCTTTAGTTACTTCATCTATTTCGTAAATCCATGTTTCATACGCTTTTCTACCTTTAATTTTTCGAGACATCCTTACAGAATGCTCAGAAGCATAATAGTGTTCTAAAGCTATATTATTACTAATACTCAATACGCCTGATTGAAGGTTAAGTAAGAAAGCAGCTTTAGAGTTTCGATGTTCAGGTGTTACATATAAATACGTAAGTCCTACCGTATGACCACGAAAACCAAAGTAAGTGTTGTAAGAAAAGCCAGCAAAGCCTACAGCTTTTTCGTTAATAATCGCTAAGTAGATACACCAATGCCTTTGAATAAAATCATCTATATTAGCTGTACCAGTTCCAAATAAAGCTTTGCTCATTTCCTTTACAAGAGTCTCTAGTTGGTCTCTGTATTGGGACTCATATTTTACTATGGTTACATAATTATCTGCCATTTGGTTTCCTGTCTGCAGCTTCAATATGCTGTTGAAGATATTGAACTACATCTTGCTGTCCTATTAATCTCCCTAAGTCTTCAATGGCTAGTGGTTTTTTTGGTAATTGATTTGGATACTTCTCTGTAATCAGCTCCAGTACTTGCAGTAGGGCTGTTTTAGGTACTGCCATATAGTCTCCTTTTATTCCTTTAAAATATACTATATCTAGAATGTCCATTCAAATGAAATAGAACCCCCTCTAGCATCCTAGAGAGGGCTTATTTTAGGTTGGAGGATTCCATAGAATAACTTCTTTGCCGTTGTATTGGTGCATATTAGCAAACCTCATATTCCATATAGCCTCTTCTTCATTTGAACCTTTGCTTTCATAAGCTTTTACTACAGCTTCCCACATTTCTTTTTCAGTCTTGAGGTCTTCTAAAATAGCCTCTGCTTTTACCTTACCAACTTGGGGGCATCCTTTATAACCATCTGATGTATCCCCTGTAAGTGTTTGGAAGTAAGCAAACCAAATAGCTTCAAACTTTCTTGTGGTAACTTCGTCACCTGTGGCATAGTTGAAGTGTGTTCCAACTGTTTGATATAATACATCTTTATCTATTGCACAAAGTATATAGTCTTCAGGGTCTTTTGTTTTTAGGTAGACTACGTAGTCATCAGCTTCAATACCATCTACGGTGATAGTGTTGTAGTTTGCCCTAGCGTACTCAAATAAATCCTCAAACCCTGACGGTTTTCTTGAAGACTTGCGATTGGCTTTGTAAGAGATAGGGAAGGTTTTACGGAAGTTGTTTTCTCCTGTAAAAACTAAAAGATAATCGTCACATCCAGTAGATAGTAATATACCATTTAGTAGATTATCAAATGTCTTTTTGCAGGTAACAAAGTTGGTGTAGTAATCCACCTGTGCTTCCTGCTCCTCCCCTACTTTTACTTCCATCTCATTCCATGTAACCTTGTCTTCAATTGCAAACCCTACTTTATAAATCAATGAGTCTGCATCGACAAGGGCTATCATGCCTCGTCAACACTCATTGGGATGTCTTCTTCTTCAATGTAAGAGTCTTCAATAGCTGTTAGAATAGAATCTACTTCTTCTGCTGTTACAACCCCTTTATTGTCTAAGGCTGCTTGTACAGCTTTATCAATAATAGAGTAGCCTTGTTCTTTGTTGTAGTAGTGCAACCCAGCTTCTGTTACAAAGGTAGCAATATAGCTATTCATAAACTTCATGGTAGCTGCCTCCCCCTGCGGTTCTTCAAGAGTGTAGGCTACGTACTTTAAGTATCTACAGCTATACTCAGCGTAATACTGTACTAATGGTATAATCTCAGCTTTCCCAATAAGCTCTTTTGCCTTAAAGCAGTCTTGAAGAGCTGTGATAAAGTCAGCTTTAACAAGCTCTTTGGTTCGACTTACTGGTACATCTAAATTATATGCTTTAATTAAACTCATACTGTCTCCTTGTTTGTTTTATATTTCTTACGTAAATACTTGAGGCTCACCATCATCTCATCAAATGAACCATTCTTAACTTCATGTAATACCACAACACCTCGCCAGTGTGCATTAGATTGTGCATTGAGGTAGTGTTCGTCATGCTCATAGCAACTACCTACAATCATAGCTGTCATTTCTGAGCCGTCTGCTCTTTGAGCGTACGCAATGTCTCTACCTTGTTGATGCCCTGCAATACAACTCTGATGATGCTTAGCAAGGATTGCTCTAGCAGTACTGCAAGGGCGACCCATAGCCCCACTAACAAAGTAGTGGCAAAAAGAAACGCCTTCAATATTAATAGGCTGGAGAAAAGGTACAGTCTCCCAACCCATCTTTTTATAGTGCAAATCGTCAAGCGAGATAAGTCCATCAAGCTTTGGGTCATTTTGTATTGCCCTTTCGATTCTGTATTCGTGGTTGCCGTATAGCATAACCATACGTGGCTTCCATCGAGGTTTATGGTTTTTCTTTAAGAAGTCTTGTCGTTCTTTAATAGGGGTTAGGAGGGCTTCCATGGCTTCGTGAGTCGCTTTAATGTCTGCCTTGTACCTTTGCCCTTCCATACTCTTACTGCCTGCCTTGTCATGGCTAGAGAGGCTTGGCATATCTGCAAAGTCTCCTAGATGTACAATGATGTCAGGTTGGATGTCTACAGCATACTTTCCAATAGCTGTTAAGAAGTCGTAGCTGTCATCAGGTCTTATTTGACTATCAGGTATTACTAATATACGCTTGCTCATACTATCCCCTTATATCGTTCCCATCGTTTAACTACATCTTCTGAACCTAACCACATATCCTTGCCATTGATTACATTCGTTATCTCTCTATCAGTTAAGAAGCCTTTATAGATTTTCTTAAAGATTTCTTTTAAGTTACGGTCATTGAAGTTAATGTAGTCCATAACCTCATGTCCCTTACCTTGTGTACCTGTAGAGTAGTTGTGTATCATAAACTGAGTAAAATCAGCTACTTGTAGTTCATGACAAGACAATGCTATAATTGTACCTGCACTTGCTACAGTACCTACAATGTGTCCTATAACAAATGCCTTCGTTTGCTTAATAGCATCCACAATTTGAAAAGCACTATCAATATAGCCACCTCCAGTATTTATGTGAAGTTTAACAACATCACCTTCTTTAGCTGTCTCTAGGACATAGTGTAGCTCATTGTAATTATGAGGGCTTCCAATATCACCTGTAATGTAACAGTTATAGATATTCTCATCTTTCTTAATAGGAACTGCTCGCCCCCAAATAGGGACTGAACGACCCCCATTAGGGTACGCTTCCAGTAACTCTTCTAAATCAAACTCTTCATCCATACTGTCTCCTTTAGTATTCCTAACCTTCGCAGGCTACACATCCGCCATCACTACCTCTTACACCAGCTTCGCTTCTGATATAATACAAGGACTTGATGTGTTCATTTGTAAATGCTTCTTTATGTACTCGACTAATCTCAGCCTCAGGTGTCTCTGCTGGAAAGAATAAGTTAAGTGATTGAGCTTGGTCAATATTACGTTGACGTGACGCTGCTAATCTTACAAGTACATCTTGATTCCATTCGAAGGCTGTCTTAAATACTGCTTGCTCTTCTTCTGTAAACTCTTCCATCTCTTGAATCGAACCATTGTTAGCAATGATTTTGTCAATGAGAGTAGGTGAGTAAATACCCTTAGCCTGCATACGCTCTAATAGTACAGGGTTGATGCGGTTGATCTCCCCTGCTGGACTACCTTGAACAAATACATTCTTATAGACTGGCTCAATGCCTTGGCTTACAGAACCACATACTAATGCTGAGCTACTATTAGGTGCAATAGCAAGTAGATGTGTGTTACGTAGTCCTAATCCTTTACACCATTTAGGTTCACCTTTAGTCTTAGCTAACCATTGAGAAGCCTTAACAGCTTTCTGTTTGATGTTGCTAAAGATTTGTTGGTTAAGTAAATGTGCCTCCATGCTATCTAGTGGTATCATGTTTTGTTGCATGTAGGTGTGGAAGCCTAAAGCTCCTAGTCCTAATGCTCTACCTGATTTAGTAGCTCGTACAGCTTTCTCAATACCTTGGATACCCTTACCCATATTAATGAACTCTTGTGCTACGCAGTCTAAGAATACAATAGCGTTAAATACGGCATCTGTATCTTTCCACTCGTCATACTTAGCTATGTTCATTGACGATAGCACACAAGTAAATGTATGGAACTCATCGCTTGCTAATGTAATCTCAGTGCATAAGTTACTAGCTTTAACCTTAAGTCCATGATTAATATAGCTTTGTGGGTTTGCACGGTTAATCTTATCAATGAATACAAAGTAACCTTTGCCAGTTACCATCTTAGTCTTTAGTGACCTTTGGTATCTTTGGATTGACTCACTGTCCCCTGCTTCTAAATCCTCGATAAACTTATCTGTAATCAGCCAGCCTACGTTGCAGTCATCAGGATGCTTGTTAATGAATGCATCAATCTCCCAATAGTCAGGATGTGTAATCTCTACGTATCCAGCCCAAGCACCTCTTCGTGTATTGCCTTGGCTTACATCTCGGCTAAGCTGGATGAAGTCTTTAAGTACAGGTAGTACACCTGAAGCTACGCCACCTGCTGAGATTGGAGTACCACGTCCACGAATATCCCCAAGATAAGCTGAAGTACCAAAACCATTCTTTGTAAGAACAGCTACCTCGGTCTGTGCTTGGTAGAAGTCGTATACTGAATCGCCTACATAGTTGCCCGAACAACTAACTGGGCAACCGCGGTTAGTACCCATATTAGCAAGAACAGGTGTAGAGCAAGCCAAATGACCACTCCACATAAGATTGAAGAATACTTTTTCCCAATGGGATTTGTCATCCATATGTTTAGCAGCTGTACCAGCAATACGCTTGTAAATAGAATATAAATCAGGGTAGTCACTTGTAACATATTTGTCCTTTAAAATTTGCCATGCTGCTGTTGTAAACCATTGTGGTAATTTACCAATGGCTTGTAGTTTCTTACGCTCTTCGCTTAAATCTTCATAAATACTTTTTACCATGAGAACCCTTTTTCTTTCCAATTACGATTATACTCTGAGCCTTGGTTGTTAAAGAAGTCATTCATCTTAGATTGCTGAATGTTCTTATAGAACCATTGGCTGATAGGGTCATACCCAACCTCAAACTCATCTTCCATACCTAGCTGTCTCAAGCATAGGTTTAAGCGACTCTTAATGAACTGCTTCATTTGGTGGTCTGTAATACCTTTGATGTCGCCCTTCTCAAAAATCATGTCAATGATACGTGACTCATGGTCTAGCACTTGATGACAAGTCTTAATGATGTTTGCTTTTAACTCTTGCTTCTCTGTGTCAGATAACTTTGTCTCTTGTAAGAGTGTGTTGAATAACCAAGCACCTGCTAAGCTGTGTAAGTTTTCATCTCTAACTGAGAAGTTAATGCCAGCTGATAAGTTAACTAGCTTGTTCTTACCTTCGGACTGGAAGTGTTTTAAGAAGGCAAAGTTACTATACAAGATAGCTCCCTCTGTAATACTGCCAATCGCTAGTGACTGTAATAAGTCATCAGGTTTAAACTGTCGCTCAATCCATTCAATTCGATGTCGTAGTGTTTCGTCTTCTACGTAAGAGTTGTAGAACTCTTCTGTGTCTAAGTTAAGCACTTCGTTAATACGGTTGTAGAAGGGAGCATGGATACTTAGCTCAGTCCTTCCAAACTCTGTAGCCATCCGTTGAATCTCAGGGCGTACAAACTTCTTACGTACAAAGTCTAACCAATAATCGTTTCCTACATGTGTTTCATATTTTGTAAATAGTTTTAATACTGTAACTACACCATGCATCTCTGCCTCTGTGACGGAGTTGTGCAAGTCGTGTAGGTCTTTGTCCATCTCAATCTCTGTAGCTGTCCACGCAATATGTTCCTGCGCTTCAGCATACTCTACTGCTTGTGGATATTCAATTACGTAAGCTGTTTGTTTATCTGTAATCATTTACTGTCCTAAAATAACTCTAATTGTTTTGATTCTTTCACAAAGATACCATCCACCATTTTACCTTTGCGGTCTTTAATGTCATTATAAGCATGGGCTAAGCAGTCGTTAAGAGATAAACCATTACGTTCTGCGATATTAATTAGGACTACCATTATGTCACCGATGTCATCAATAGGACTTGTCTCATTCCATATTGAAGTAGCTAACTCCTGCACCTCTTCCTGTAGTTTGGTAAACTGTGCTTTATCAGTAGCTCCATCAATTAGGTTGCGGTCATAGTGCCATTGGGTAACTCGTGTAATGTTATCAGGTAGTTGTAAGTTTTCTATTGAGCCGTTAATCATTTCTCTAAATCCTTCTTAGCTCGCTCTAAGTAAATAGTAGCATCCATTAACTCTTCCTGTAGGTTGTTTAGCCACCCAATTAAGTCGATGTCAGTACGCTCTGTTGTCACACCATACTTTGTCATCCCTTCAGCTGCTCGCTTTAAATATGCCTCTACTACCGAAGCTACGTTAGGGTCTTCAGGTACATCGTAAGTAGTTGGTTTGTCAGGTATAATCTGAACACCTTCAGGATAAAACTCCCAAAGCATACCTGTTGCTTCTAGTTTCTGATAATCTTTTAATGTCATTTTCATGTTGTGTCCCTTTAGTGTGTATCAGCCCAGCTATCCCCAATGTCAGCTGTGCCACGTAGTGGTATCCTAAATTTAAGATACTTAGTAACATCGTCAAAAGCCTCTTCAGCCATTTGGGCTACGTCTTTTGCAATGTCTTTGTCGCATTCTATTTGTACTTCGTCATGCACGTGAAGTACGAATTCGTATTGTATTCCACATTTGTATTTCTTTTTTAAATTCCTATCTAAAAAGACAGGATAGTACTTCATAACCAATGCACCTGCACCTTGTAGTAAAGTGTTAAGCGCACTATGTGCTGAGCGTATGTGGTAGGGGTTACCATCCAAAGCCCTAAGCATTCCGTTAGCTTTATATGTCTGTGCGACCTGCTCAACTAATGTCTTAATAGCTGGAATCTTTCTAAAGAAGTCCTCTTTAAGTTTCTTACCCTCACGCTCTGTACCATTAACAATCTTACCTAACTTACCATCACCAGCTCCATATAGGAAAGCATAAATAAAAGTCTTGGCATCATCTCTCGTGGGCAACCCTGCCGACTTCTGATTCAATGTATGAATATCTGTGCCTTTGTCTTTGTCGCCTTCGTCTACTGCTAACGCATACTTACCTCCATCAAACCTAGCCATATAGTGACTAAGTGTTCGTAGCTCTAATGCATCTGCATCACAACCTACAAGCTTCTTGCCTTTTGGTACTGTAAACAATGACCTTGCCTCGTGTCCCTTGTAGGCTCTGCTACTCGGCACTTGTGCCATGTTGGGATTGCTATGAGTACATCGTCTTGATACAGCTCCAAGTGTATTTACTCTACCGTGTATGCGGTTGTTGTTGTCTACTGCTTTCAGCCAAGCATTCTTACCTTCTGCCAGCTGTCCTACTAATTTAGTGACGTTGAAGTAGTGAGCTAGTACCTTACCCTCAGGAAAGTCAAGAGCATCTAGCACCGTCTCGTTAACAATTGGTGTACCCTTATCAGTAAATACTGTAGGCTTCCAGTTGTAAACTTCTTTCAACCACCTAGCAATGTGTTGCCTGCTACTAGGATTAAACTCAGTCTCTCTGTAGTATCCCCAATCACCATCACGCCAATGACACCCTAGCATCTCTTGATTAAGTAATACTGTCGACTTTTTACCATCTTTCTTAACTGCTACTTTAGGGTATGGTTTAGAAACCCAAGTCTGTAAAGGCGTAAAAATTTTTTTCAAGTTTTTTTCGGCTTCATCAACCTCTTCAAGTAAGCTTACATGTAACTCTTGTGCTTTCTTAACATCAAAGTAAACACCATACTTCTCTTGTCTGCTCATAATCTTAGCAAACTCTTGCTCTAACCATATTGCCTCTTTAGGTGTCTCGGCTAGTTTTAGCTTTTCGTATAATGCATAAGTAACGTCTGTATCTTGCTTACAGTATTCAGCCATTGCTGTTGTAAGAGTATCCCATGCGTTATCTTGCTCACCATACTCACCTTTAAGTTTTCTTAGTCGATAGCCCCAAGCCTTTAGCGAATGACTGCCTTTAAGGTTTGATGGTACTGACTTCCTATTAGCATCCTGTAGCATAATATTTGGATAAACCAAACGACTCAGTATAAGTGTGTCTACTGTGTCTTTATATGTCCAATCAGGGTAAAGCTTCTGTATCACTGGTATATCGAAGTTAATGCCGTTGTGAGCGATTATTGTGTCACATTGGGATAAGACCCCTAGCCCCTCTTCGATAGTGCCGTCTGATATATCTAGCTCTCTGCTGGTGTATATCTTTGTTGCCTCGTCATCCACTTTGACTGAGATACAATGAATGGTTGTTGCTTCTGTATATAAGCCATTTGTCTCAATATCAAAAATCGCTTCCATTATCGTCTCCAGTTTGCTCAATTTCAAAATCTTCATCAAGCTCGTGAACAATCCCAGTTTCTGCATCATACCTAAAGCCAACGGTATTACCTGTAGCACTGCCACTATACCTGTCTTTAAGTACTCGTATTAAGCCCTTGTTACGCTCAGTGATGTCGTCGTGTAAAGTATTACGTTCAATACCAAACATAGCCGATGCCCATCGCATGATAGCTCTAGAACCTGTAAACTGTCCTTGCTCTGTCCTACCGCCTGCCTCGTGACTTGCTCCCTTTTTAGGTGGGTTTAAGTGTGATACAAGCATTATCCATATATCTAACTCTTTAGCGATACCTGCAACATCTGCCATAAGCCCATCGAGGTTTCGTCTCTCATCGGGAGCATGTGCATTTAAAGCTGTTAGGTTGTCGATGTAAAATATACGACAGCCATAGTTATGATACATGTATCTCATTTTACTACTTATGGTTTCCCAATCGTTACTACCAAAGTTATCAAACATAAAAAGTGAGCCATCCATATCTCTTACGGTTGCTCTAAGCTTTTCAGAATCTGTTTGTACATTTGGTAGATGATAGTGGCATCCATCTATCTTACCAGCTGTTCGTAGTAGTGTTTCTTTTGTAGATTGCTCTAACATAAACGATGCTACTTTCCAGCCTTGTTTAATATCATGTGCTAATTGACTCATCACAAAGTCAGTCTTACCGATACTCACACCTGCCCCTACAACAACTACCTCACCAAAGCGTCTACCATACATAAGCTTTGATAGCTTGGTAGAGTAGTAAGGGAAGCCGATTTCAATAGGCTCTGCGATTGTATCAATCAAGTCAATAGGACTTACAATGTCATCAGGCTTATACTTCTCAGCATTGTAGAATGCATTGAGTATACCTGCTTTTCCTTTGTAGACTAAAACCTCGTTTGCATCTTTGTAGTCAGCATGTCTTATTATTCTCACTTTGTCAGCAGGGAGGATGTTCACACATTCTGCTACTGCTTTTCTACCAGCATCATCTCCATCAAACCAAAGGTAGATTTCTTCGTATCCTGATAGCCATTCTAAGTGAGTTGATATTTCTTTCTTAGCACTTGTGCTTCCATTCTTAATACTTACAACAGGGTATTTACCATCGAAAGCGGTGGCTACTGATAAGGCATCTATCTCACCTTCTGTAACTACAACCTTCTTTCCTGTATTTCCCCATAGTTGCTGTCCAAACATAAGAGCTTCTTTTGCATCCCCTATAAACTTAAATGTTTTATCAGGGTATCTTAGCTTTTGTGCTACAAGCTCTTTCTCTTTGTTGAAGTAGTTAGCTATCTGACATAGTGTACCGTTCTTATCATGACCAATACCATATCGATACTGAGCAACAATAGCATCAGGTATCTTTCTCTTTGCTAAAGCTTGGTATTCGTATCTAAGCAAGCTCTTGTCTTTGGTGTCTGAGCTGGAGGCTTTGGAATCACCATCCGTCTTTTCCCATCTTTCACAAGCAAAACAATAACTAGTCCCATTAGAATACTGGGCGTTAGCATCAGAAGAACCACAATTATCACAGCTAGTGTGCTTAATAAACTCTCCACTGTCATTACTCCCATTCGTCATCTGTTTCGTCATCGCTTGCCTCTAAGCCTTCTAATATTCTCATACTCTCTTCAAGTGCATCAGCATAATCCATGTCGTTATAATACATAGTTTCACTAATTAACATCTTAATACTCCCATCGTTACTCATTTTTTATTTCCTCAATTACAACCTCACATCGTGGGTTATCTTTATCAATCCCGCCAAAAACATAGTTGATGTGAGCCACACATTTGTAGTTGTCATCTTCAATTATACCAGCTTCAATTAAAGCATCATGAGTGAACTTGCCTACGATAGAACCGATGTTGTCAATATCAAACTCCCTTTTTGTTGGGTAGTAGATAGTATATGTAAGTTTACAGGGCGGTTCTACAGGGTGTAACTGACGAAGCCTACTAATTACCTCAATCTTAAAACTTTTCTTTAGCTGATTATTAACATGAAATTGCCAATTCCTATACTTGTTGAGGTTGAGGTAGTACATTTTCTTTTTGACTACCCCAAGCTCTAACCTTATAGGCACTGTAAATGCCTGCGCACTCATTAAAAGTCGTCTTCTTCAGCAAATTCAGAGGCAGCGGAAGCTGTCTCATTAGCATACCCATCTTCTTCATCAAACTCAGCTGCGTCCCCACCCTTAGAAAACTCAACAAGCTTGATAACCTGCATCTTAGTCCAAATCAGCGAGATACCTACTTCTTTTGTGTTAGGTGCTGTATAAGGGTTCGCATAAGCAACACAACGAATCTCACTACCATTACCAACAAGCGGAGGGTCATTAAGTGGGTTACGCTTAGCATCTACTACAAAGATTTTATCTGAGTTACCTTGAGCTGTTCTATCAGCTACATTGTTCATCTTAAACTTGAATATAATATTACCAGTAGCATTTCCCTCTTGGTCTTCCTCTTCAGTATACACGTCACGAGCTACATATTTGTCACCCTTAACACCTAGTGTTTCTTTTGTTTCTTCTAAAGCAAGATCACGTAACTCTTCAAGTCTACTAATGAACTCTTTAACGGCTGGTTCATTAGGGTCACACACAAGTCTTGTTGAATACACTCCTTTATCATTGTAGGCATAATCAGGTTCTTTGACTTTACACCACAACGCCTTCCCTTTAGGTGAAGTAATATTAGTACCTTTTACTGCAAATGGTTTTACTGCCATAATTGTCTCCTTTAGACGATTTACAAGATACTCAAGTATTCTTTAAGAATACTTTAAAGTATTTATTTTAAGTATATTAGTAGTAGTTGTTACTCAAGTATTCTTTAAGTAATCTTTAAGTACTACTTCTACTTTTTCTTTTTGGGATTAATCTATAATGTCCATTCAAATGAAATTAGCTAAAAATATATTTACTATCAACAACTTGCGACAAATCTAAAGTATTGAGCATAACGCTCTCAGGGTCACCTTCAAAAGTAGGGTTAACTTGCCTTACAAATCTACGTAAAGGCTTAGTCTCAAACATCTCAACGAAGGTCTCTCTTACTCTTCTGTTTAATGCCACAACTTGATTCACAGGAACACCATAGCTATCATGGACTAAATGAAAATTACTACATCCATCTCCCTTCAGTTTTAAAACAGTCATCGACAGCAAAGCAGCATCTAAACTATGAATATAATTTGGAGCGATTCCGCTGACCATTTTCTGTGGGTTAAGGGCATCCATAGTCTTACGTATAGAAAGCTTGCCTATGGGCGTTGTAACGCGCTCTATCTCGGTCTTATGTAGCTTCTGCAAGACAGGAAACTCTGTAAGAGGTGAAGTATAGAACACCCACTTCCCTTGTTTAACAACATCCGCTGTAACTTGCTTTAGATAATCCTGACCTATCCTAGCACCTTTAACAGTTTCTATAATAGCTCTGTCATTTAAGTCTGTTAGTAGCTTAGCTACCATCCACATATCACCTACCCAAAACTTCTTACCATTATTTTCAAGCTCTATCAGCTCCGCTTTAAGTTGCTCATACATCCCAAACTTCGTTACTGAGTAAGGCTGTGTCATTGTGTTACGCTTGGTTAAGTTTCTTGTGATATTACCTTTAAGACTATTTGCAAGTGCAACTGTAGACTGCTCATGAGAATTACCATCCGATGTTTTAAAGTTTACAAACTTTATGTAATCCCCAGCTTGTAAAAAAGACTCTACTTTATCTGCAACTCGTTGATAAATATCATTCCTAGTATCACCAATAACATTAACTGCTTCTGCTCCCTCCTTATCAAGTAGTAAGCCTGAGTATATCTGAATGCCACTACAGGTTGCGTCTAAAGCAACTGGAACATGCGACACAAAGTTTACAGGGTCTTTTAAATAGTCTGCATACTCAAGACACCAAGCTAAGTACAAATAGGGTTCATCTGCATCTTTCCAAAACCCACGGTTTGCGATAGGGTCTTCAGCGATTAGTTTAATTTCTTCTTCTAACTCTTTGATTTTACTGACTCTTTCTTCATAAGGCTCTTTGTCATAACCATAACAGTTAGCACCATGAATCATAAACCACATCAGCTGCTCTTCATTTTCTATCTTGCATCCATTACGAAACTCTAATAAAGCTTTGACTTCTCCCTTTCCTTGTGGTTGTAGATGCTGTTGAATCGGATAGATTCTGCCCCTAAAGTCATACTGGTAACTAAAATAAAACTCATCTTCGTCTACATACTCCTTTGCATTAAATAATACTAGGTTCGTCATAATAGCCTTACCTGTATTGCTTATTGTAATATCACGTTGTGCTTCTAAGTCCTTGAAATACTTACGCATCATCTTCTTGTCTTTGGGTAAACCTTTGTAGCTACCTATTGTGTTTATCTCACCATAGTTATAGATGTTAATAAAGTCTTCAGGTTCTAGTTGCCCATTGTAAGGAAGCTTACCAACCAAGTAAGGGTTATTAGGCGCACTCTCAGGGTCTACTAAATTATTTTGAAACACATATTCAAACACATCAAAGACTCTTCTGTTTACCCTCCACGCAGTCCCCTGAAGGGCGTTTAAGGTTTCATATAGGGTTGTCATAGGCTTCTCTTTAAAAAACGCTTCTAAGAGCTTCTTAGACCCCATACGGCACTTAATGATAGGCATTTCATATAGCTTTTCTGTCTGATACCCACCACTTCCAATGAAACCTGTCCAATCTTTAGGTTTAACTAGATGAATTGGGAACTTCCTATAATCAGCTAAAAGTCTTTCCCTAGATTGTAACACCATCTTAAAACACTCTTCAGTATACACGATGTACTGTGTCTTCTTACGGTCTTTTACGACAATCTTTGCTTGTATGATATTGATACCGCTTTTAATCACTAAATCTAATAAAGTACCTCCTAGATATGCAGTACATTGAGATAAGTGTTCTTCCTGTAACTGGGATTGACGTTTGATAATTTTAAGTTTCTCACGTGTTCGAAAGGTTTCACTCCGTCTCTTAAACCTCTTTTCTACGAAGGCACTAAAATTAGTACCGCTATTATCTAACCGCCTAACCAAGATACTTTCATGAATAGCCCTAACTATGTGTGTAATTAAAGTTACTGTTGGTACTTGTACATCTTTACTAATACTTCTAACAATAGTAGCTAAGATAATAAAAGCTAGGTCTTTAGGTGACTCATAAAACTCAACAGCAACTAAATCCCTAGCCTGCCCCATTTTACCGTATATCTTTTTATCAAAATACTCTTCTATTTTAGAAGCAACAGCCTCAATACTATGTACCAACAACACCTTACCTTCAGCAAGCTCATCAGCTTGTCCTGCACGAACACGAGAATTGATTTCCTTCATCAGTCTATTATAGCTGTAGTCGGTAGCTGTTTGCTCTAAAACCAATTGCCTGTCCATTAAAGTTGTCATTCAAATCCTTTCGGGTAACTAAAGTGTTTCTGCCTGATATACTCACCAACAAGACCACTACGTACAATATCATTTTCATCAAAGTAATTGAAGTCAAACATATCAGGTAGTTGTTGCAGTACCTGTAAGAATTTCTCAATGTTCTTTTCTGAATGCTTAGTGAAGTCACGTTGCAGTACATCACCACAAAACATAATTTTAGAATTACGACCTACACGAGTAATCACACTATCAGCTTCGTGAGCTGTCATGTTCTGAAACTCATCAACAATGATAATACTATTGTCTAGTGTAAGCCCCCTGATAAAACTTGTTAGCATAAACTGTATGCCACCATGATGCTTTAAGATTTCGTAGGCATCTGCTCTCCTAAATAACTCACTGCATATTTGCTTGTAAGGTAGCTCATAGACTGCCCCTTTCTCTGCCTCTGTACCTTTCAAGAAGCCAATATCACGTGTGGGTACAGCACTGCGTACAACGACAACCTGCTTATACTCACCACCTTTCATGACCTCTTGAAATGCTTTGTAGCAAGCAATGAATGTTTTACCTGTACCTGAGTAACCTAGCAATAACTGGCTTTTGTCTTTGTCGTAGTTGTCAAAGAAACCTTCTTGGGTATCAGTTAGCGGTAGTACATCAAGTAAGTTAAGGTTGTTATCATTAAATGCATTCTTTGCTTTACGTCTTACTGCCATTATAAGATTACTCTCTCTACTAAAGTTGGGGTTTCTGAAACTGTATCGCCATAGTCTAAGATTTTAGGTTGATTAATATCGAACCCATACCCGACTGAGATAGCTGTACGTGCTTCATCTTCGTCTTTAGCCTCAACAATAAACTCCTCCTCAATCGTTACCTCTTTCAAGACGGTTTCTAATACTACTCTAAAATGTGCCATGATAGCTCCTTATTTTGTTTTGATAACAGTATGTACTGCGTTTACTTTTGTAATCGTACTTTTGTTTACATTACGATAGCCTTTGTTGAAGTCATAAAACATAATATATTGGTCAGGGTCTGAGGTACGTTGGTTACCTTGTGTATGCTTGTGTACCCCTGTGCGACCATGTACAACCCCAGTCGTTCCATCTTTCTTTGTAAACTCTACTTTACAGATTTTACCTGATTCAATAATACTCAATAAGTTTTTGTTCATGATGCTCTCCATAAGTTGTTGTGAAAAACGTAATCTAAGATTCTGCTGAGTAATCATCTTTCAGCCACTCCATTGTATCAAGAAATTTAAAATTTGCAATAAGATTGTTTGCAATTTCTTTAGCTATCAACCTATGCTCTAATTGTGTCTCTACTCCACACCTTACTTGGCAGTAATGAAGCCACGACCTCAAACTACCATTCATATACATTCTCGTCTTTGTTAAGCCTTCAGGTAGCAAGGCTCTTGCCTGCTCTTTAGCTACTCCATTGTCCAATGCTTGCTTGTAAAGTCTTTGAGAATGCTGCCATAAATCCTGCTGTCCTTTGATAAACTCTTGATTTAAAAGAGTATTCTCAGATACAATACTATTTTGCTTATTTTTTACATCTTGCAATCTAGGTTGCCTCAATATTGCTTCGTCTTCAGCTTCGGCATAACGCTGGCTAAACTCTTGAAAACTGAAAGACCTATGGCGGATAATCTGCCTGCCTATATCGCGTGTCGTCTCAATCTCAAACACCAAGTTTACCATCTCAAAAATACTAAAGTGCTTATGTTTGATGCAGTACCTTAGTAATCCTCCAGCTGTATTTGTATTCAACTGATTAGGTGGATTGGATACCCTAGCGCAATAACTAATAAACTCTTCAGCTGTTTTGATACCATTAATATTAGGTTGGCTGATTGATACTAAATCTACTTTCATGCATAAACTCCCTCTTGGTTATTCTCATAGAAATATTGTAACTCCTGCTCTTCAAGAGCCAATATGGTTAATAAATGAGCTTGGCTTAGCTTATCGGCGATTAATGAGTAATTACCATCGCTTCGACCTTGCTCTGTAATAATACTATCTATTTTATTAGCAATACTTAAATTAGTCATTTCAAGTTAGCCCCACTCAAGTTAGCACCACTCAAGTAAGCACCACTCAAGTTAGCACCACTCAAGTAAGCATAACTCAAGTCAGCACCACTCAAGTTAGCACCTCTCAAGTCAGAATCACTCAAGTCAGCATAACTCAAGTTAGCATGGTTCAAGTCAGCATAACTCAAGTCAGCATAACTCAAGACAGCCCCACTCAAGTCAGCACCTCTCAAGTTAGCATGACTCAAGTTAGCACCACTCAAGTAAGCACCACTCAAGTTAGCACCACTCAAGTAAGCATAACTCAAGTCAGCACCATCTACTACAGCTTTTTTTAATGCTTCTTTTTTGTTTTCTGCTTCACAACTATATAATATGTCTGAAGTATATCTACTTTTAATCTCAATTAACATTTGAATTCTCCTTTTCTAAAGTTTACCAATGATGCCATACATTTATAATCAATGCAACATCTGCAATTATTGCCAGTAGCAACAAAAGTTTATTGTCGATATTAGTCAAAAATCTCACCTGTGCAATATTCTAGTAAGATTTTACACGAATCAATCACTTTGTTTTGTACTATCACATCATCTAGATGCGTACAAGTAGTTTCAATATACTCCGTGCTATCCTTGAGTTGTCTCTTTAGCATTGCTACAAATCCTGCATTTAATACATCAAGTAGCAAGTCATTACTTTCTAATTCAAATTCTAATTTCATCATAATCCCTCTATCGTTAAAATAAAGCCTCTTCAAAGTCATCCCAGTTTACCACATATTCAGGAGGAGTCAAGTCCACTGCACCTTCTGCTGGATAATCAAAATATCTCACAACAACCCCGTCATAATCAAGATAAGCGTATTTAGTCATAGCTATAATCCCCTTCTCAATTGCACACAATCGCTCTGTAACGCATTATTATACACTAGCATAGGCTAACCCCCTAGTGGCTTCATAAAGTCATGTAATTCTGCATCAGGTAAACCCCAAGTATAAGTTCCGTTGGCATCATTAAGTTGCAGTGTCACAAAACCTTGGTGGTCTTTAATAGCTGTTACTTCACCATTGTGCCATTCGTTTGTGTCTTCATTGCGAATTAAGAAGGGCATCCCTACTTTTACCTCTTTAAACAACATTACATCATCCCCCTATCAAGCCACCCAGTTAACGCACCATGGAAAAAATAGATTAAAACTGTAATTACAAAATATAATACCCAATCATGCTTTTGTTTCATTTTAATATCTCCAATTAATAATAGATAGAATCTAAAATTATACTATGAATCTCTGCTGGATATTCATCTTGTAATGCATCCATTTCATCATCTGATAGTGGCGTGCCATCTAAGTAGGTAGCAGATTCTACATAGGCATCCGCAAAATCTGGATAATCACTCATGTCAATACCAGCAATGGCAAAGCTGTTTAAGTTTATAAGTTTGTCATTAAGTTTCATTTTAATTGCCTTTCATTAGTTTAATTAAATACTACCACGAACCACAAAGCCAGTTATATCTTTTCTCGCTGCACCTTTTGCATATAATGCCACAATACTATTGGTTGCATCAAGGTGTCTAACATCTGAATTGTCACCGCCAACTACCGTGCGATTCATGAATGTCGCTGGGATGGTTTCAACTTTATCAAATACAACCGCAATTCGGGCAAGTTTAGTATTTGCCATTGCCTTAGCAACTGCACCTTGATAAGACTGTACACCGCTGTAAGAAAATGTTAAATCATAGTTGCTAGGTATATTTTTGCGTGTTGGTATTTTAGTATAGTCGTAAAACTGTACATCAGGAAAAGCTTCAAAAATGTTTCTAAAGCTTTTAAACGCAATATTTTCCCAAACAATATCACTAGTACCATTTAATCTAATTAATGGCGTTAAGCCTGCTTTATGAGCCTTACGCACCACTCTATTGATAGAATACTCAAGATCTAACATGAAACTATCGCGATCATTAAAGAATCTTTTAGTTTTCGCAATTCTAGCCTGCTGGATGCTATTGAATGCACCACGGCCAGCAGTATATAAGCAAGCCTTTTCACAATTAGCAAGCTTAGCCATTGGACAAACTTGATGACCACTGATGTCGCTAGGTGCTAGATATAGAATACCTGTAAGAAAACCAAGCTTAGCCCCTTTGATTGTTTTCGCGTCACTGCCGATTGATAATACTAAGTTACGTTTTGTCATTTTAATATACCCCTGTTAGATAAGTGTGTACTGCATGCTTCACATTGTAGGGATCTGATATTCACATGTCAACATATATTTTAACTAATTGCATAACTCTTTGTTTTCATTAAGATATTTAGGTGCAAAAAAGATATACCTTAGTAGCATATCATAGGCATATCATTGGTTAACTCTTTGATTTCATTGAGTATTCTCTTGGATAGGTGCAATAAAGATTCTCACATATATGTCTCTCGGCATACATAAAGAATCAATTGCACTGCTGGTTGTCTCTTAGCATTCTCTTAGCACCCTCTTAGCACTCTCAGCGATAGCGATCAGAGCCTGCAGGAATCCAAAGAGCCTGCA